CCAATAGTTATAATGTTGGTGATGTTAGTATCTCTTATGATAATGGTTCCTTTATGGAGCAGAATGGCGGCGATTGGAACGCTACAATTTATGGTAGAAAACTGTTGAGATTAATACGAAACCTTTGTCCGGCATATCAGGTGTATTAAAAATGAAAGCGACTCTTAGAACAAATATTGACAACACATTAAGAGCAATCAAGGGAGTTAAAGAGCTTGAAGGAATGGATGTGCTTGTAGGAATAACAGAAGAAACTTCTAAACGAGAAGAAGGAGAAGTTAATAATGCCCAACTTGTTGCTTGGCATACAAAAGGTGTTAGAACGAATTCAATGAAAAGAGAAATGGATGCTACAGTAGAGGAAGGTGGAACTTACAATGAAGCAATGTCTTTGTATATTACTGCTCATGGCTCTCCTCTCTGGAAGATTCCTCCAAGACCAATTATTGAACCTGCAATTGAAGCTTCTGGAAATAAAGAAAGAATTGAAGAGGATTTAAAAATTGCAGCCCAACATATGCTGGCAGGAGATTCTGCAAACGCAGTTGATGCTTTACACAGAGCAGGGACAGATGCAATGAATATAGTAAAGCTTTGGTTTGATGATGCAAGAAATAATTGGCCAGATATTTCAGATAAGACGAAAAAAGCAAAAGGTTCGACTAAAATATTGGTTGATAGCAGCCAGATGAAAAATGCCATCACTTATGTTGTTGATGTGAAGGGGAAGTGAAATGCCATTTAGATTAAGCCATGTTGTTCTTCATACAGGTTTTGTTCAGACGTATACAGTTGAACGTTCCTCTGGTGACTGGGTGAATGGAAGATGGACAGAAGATCCTCCAGTACAGATATCGGTTGCAGGAGTTGTTTCTGTTGCTCAGGAAAAAGATTTGCAACCTTTACATCTAGGAGATCAAATTAAAGGAGCAATGATTTTTCATTCTGTTCAGCCTTTATATGTAACAAGAGTAGGAACCACTCAAGGAACTTCTGATATAATTATTTGGAATGGGCAACGATGGAGACTGTTGAGCATTGGTGATTATAGTGATTATGGGTATTATAAAGCAATCGGAGAACGGATCGAGGGATGCTAGAATATGGCGAGAGAATTGACATTAACTCAAATCGAAGATATATTTCAGGGATTGTTTGTATCAATTCTTGGTTGGGATATTACAAGTCCTTCTAAAGTTAATGATGTGAGGATATCGTGGCCAGAAGAAGGAATGCCTGCATTTCTTATAACAGATGATGTTGTGTTTGTCCAATGTCTGGAAGTCGATGAGCCATATAATAGACAAAGAGAAGTGGAAGATACTTGGACATTAACAACACCAGAGCTTTTTGGCAGAACGATTGGATATACAAGAGTTTGGCAAGTAAATGCAATTCTATATGGTCCTGACTCTTACCAGAACTCTCAAGAATTAAGAGATAAAATATTCTATCCAGAGCATCAGAATACTTTACAAAAGAATTATTTGTATTTAGTTCCTGATGTAGCTGCACCAAAAAGAGTTCCTGAATATTTTCAGGGAAGATGGTGGAAAAGAGTTGATATGAGTTTTGTATTATATGAATCAGTAGTAAGGAGCACGACTGTTCCTGCAATAGATAGTATTTCTGTTACTATTTATGAAGGCGATGAAGGGAATAAGATTGCTGAAATTAATAATGAATAAATAAATGGAGGGAAAATAAACATGACGACATTAAATTTGAATCAGATTGTAGATGTGTCAGTAGAAGTATCGCCTACAGTTTCTCCGAGAGCGGAATTCAATCAACTGTTGATTATAGGAACAACAGGGTTGAGTCTTCCTGGAGATAATGCGATAACTACTGTGGAAAGACTCAGAGAGTACACTTCATTAGCTGATATGCTCACTGATGGATTTTTAACAACAGATGCAGAATATCTTGCAGCCGCATTGTACATGGGACAATCGCCTGCACCTGACACCTTTTGGATTGGTGTAAGAGATAATACAACCAGTCCTGAAGAAACAGTATTAGAAGCATTAACAGCATGTAGAGCGAAAAATTCTGATTGGTATATTGCTTATAGTACAGACGTTGATTCAGATGAACTTGCTGCAATTGCTCTTTATGTTCAGTCAGTAGTGCCTTCCACAGTATTTGCGTATAATACTTCAGATGCAAATGTGTTGACTGCTGATCCTGTTCCCGATGATATTTGTACTTCCTTGAAGGGTTTAGGTTATTCAAGAATTATAGGAATGTATAGTACATCAGCTCATGCAATATGTGGTATAATGGGGTATGCTTGTGGAGCGAATACGGGATTGGCAGATTCTGCTTTTACATTGTTTGCAAAAACAATCACAGGAGCTACAACTGAAAGTTTAACAGCTGGACAGAAAGCAATTGTTGAGGCAAAGAATTGCAATTTGTACCTGAATTACGCAAATTACTACAATGTGTTTGAGCCTGGAGTGATGGCAAATGGTTATTTCTTTGACCAGATAATCAATCGCGATATGCTGGTTAATGATATTCAACTGTCCTGTATGGATTTACTTTATCAGAATAGAAAGATTCCTCAGACAGAAGCAGGCATGGGCATGATTTACAATGCTCTAGTATCCGCTTGCGAATTGGCAGTAACAAGAGGACATATTGCAGAAGGAACGTATACAGGAATCCCTTTCTTGAATCTGAATACAGGAGATGCAATTCCTAGGGGATATGTTATTCAGACAACAGCATTATCAGAGCAGTCTGCAGCAGATAGAGCGTTGAGAAAAGCAGTTCCGTTTTATATTACCATTAAGGAAGCAGGAGCTGTACACAGCATTACGATTGAAGTGATTGTGAATGTTTAATTAATTATCAAAGGAGGATAAAGATATGCACACAACTTATAGTTTTTTAGATTCAGTTATGGTTTTTGCTCATCCGCTTGCTGCTGCACCTATTGTAATAACTGGGGAAGGCACTGGTGGAGTAACATTATCGATGACCGATAACAGAACGGAAATGGATGTTGCTGCCGATGGTCAGGTTATGGTTTCTAAGATTGCTGGTAATACAGGAACAGTTGCAATCGATGTACAGCAGACTTCAAATGCTTACAAGAAACTTTTAACTTTGTTTAATGCTTTGTGGTTGGCGGATACAGGCTCGTGGGCTACCGGAACTTTAACAATAAGGAACACTTCAGACGGAACAGGTCATGTATGTACTGGAGTCGCTTTTGTAAAAATGGGAGACAAGGGGTATAAAAAGACAGGTGCTCATGTAACGTGGACATTGATGGCTGCAAACATCGCTAGTTTGTCAGTGTAATATTTTAAATAAAAAAGGAGAAAAGGATTATGAAAGAGAGAACAAAAGTTTTTCAGTTGGCTGGTAAAGCATGGAGAATTGATAAAGTAAATGCTTTAGAAGGAAGTAACTTGTTAAGAATGTTCACATCGGCAGGTAATACTAACCCCCAAGAGTTTTTGGCAGGTATGCCTTCTGAGCAATTTCAGAGAATTCAGATAATGCTTTTGACAAGTGCTTTTAGAGTGGAGAATATTGATGGGCAGGATACTTATTCTCCCGTTCTTCTTCCTAATGGAATCGTTGATAAAGAAGCGGAGGACTCAGGAGTATTGTTCATGTTGACAGTTATTGCGTTGATGTTTAACATGTCAGGTTTTTTCGCAGAAAACACATTGAAGGAATTTCAGGAGGTAGTGAAGGAATTCAATGTGTAGAGCCAACTAACTGTGACGGATTTGCATTTGCTCCGGTTTTAGCAGGTCATTGGAGACAGCATGAATTGTGGGATGGAACATATACAGTAGATGATTTATTGGACATTCACGAAATCATGATGGTCAAAAATGAAAACGAAAAAAGAGTTCAGGAGTATGTGAGAAGGCAAAATGGCAATTACTGAAACACTTAAAAGTTATCTTGTATCGTTAGGGTATGAAGTTGATTCTTCTGCTTACACGAAATTTGTCTCTACATTAAAACAGAGTCAGTCTGTTGTGGAAAGACACACGAATATTCTGTCAAGTTCTTTTGCAAAGGCTGGTTTAGCATATACAGGAGCGATAGGGACTATTATAGCAACAACAGCTACGATGCTAAACAGTCTTGCAAAGGCTGATATGGAATATGAGAAAACTGCTTTGAGGTTGCATATGACAACCCAAGCAGCCAAGCAGTACTCTATCGCTTTAAAAGTATTAGGCGAACCTCCTGAGATGCTGGCTTGGATGCCTGAACTTCATGAGCATTATGTTCAGTTAAGAAAAGACGCAATGCAGATGGAGTTGCCAGAAGAATACAGCAAACGAATGCAAATGATTCGTGGTGTTGGTCAGGAGTTTAATCGCCTCAAACAGGAATCAATATATGCATTACAATGGATTGGATTCAGCGTTGTGAAGCATTTACAAGGACCATTGGAAAAGTCTAAGTTTACATTTGAAAGCTTTAATCAAAAGATAATAGAAAGCATGCCTAGATGGACTGAAAAGATTGGTAAAAGTTTAGCTAGTATTCTTAAAATATTTCAGGATGTTTGGAATGTAGGCAAAGAAATCTTAGCAGAGAGCACAAAAGGATTATTAATTTTTTGGGATTCTCTTTCTCCAACATCCAAAGGATTGATTGGTATTGGAATCTTAACTTTTCTGTTTTCAAAGCTTGGTCCGTTTGGCCAAGCATTAGTTATGTTTGCCGCTGTCACCGCTGTAGCTAGTGAATTTTGGTCTTCTCTACACGGCAAAGAAACTCTGCTTCCTACAGAAGCTATTCATTTTTTAATAAAAACACTCGATGGCCTTGCGAGAATAATGACATTGATAATTGGTCTTGCTGCTCTGTTCTGGACTTCGTTGACCATGAAAGGAGAACAAGCGGCAAATGTAATATCTAAAATTGGCCTAGGCATGAAGAAATTTGCATTGTGGCAGATGGAAAAATCAGGAGCTTCTAAAGAGGACATTGCAGCTCAAAGGGCAGATATTGCCAAGCATGAAAAGGCTGTTCAGACTAGACAGGGAAGTATTCAATTAAAAGATCAATTAGCGGAAGTGTATGCTTCATATGCTTCTATGGCTACAACGGATAGATGGAATAAAGAGGGTTTTACCGCAGGATTAGTTAAAAAATATCCTTTAATGAATTTGAGTGATCCGGAAAGAGCATTAAGAACAAAATTAATGCAAAAAAGAGCCTT